AAAAGGTACTTAACTGGAATATATAGATATGAAACGTAATATTTATCTCGAAGGAGAAATTGGATTAAAATTTGGAAGAAAACACTCTTTTCATGGAGAGAGTGTTCGAGATGCTTTACGTCTTATTGAAGCAAATAATCCGGGTCTAAAAAAGTATCTTATAGCTTGTGCAGAAGCAGATGTAGGCTTTCATATTGAAGTAGGCAAGAATGAAGTTGAAACTCCTTTAGAGTGTTTGCTTCCTTTACGGGAAGGCGATATAGTAATTACTCCAGTTGCTGCCGGATCTAAGTCTGGTGGAGCAAAGATTCTTACCGCAGTAGCAATTGCAGCTTTGTTGTTTGTACCGGGCGGAGCAGCCTTTGTAGGCCTTCATGGAACAATGAGTTCTGCAAGCGTATTCGGAGCTTTGCAGGGCGCTGGAGGACTATATGCAGTTGCAGGCCTTACAGCTGCAGGTCTTGCTGTAAACTTAGCAATTACAGGCATTCAGCAGCTTATGGCACCGGACCCTTCTGTAGATGAAGAAGACGAAGGGTATTTATTTAATGGGTCTCAACGAAATATTGTAGAAGGCATGCCCATACCTCTTCTTTATGGAGAGCTACGCGTTCCAGGACATCCAGTTTCTTTTGAATTAGTGGGAGAAAATACAAAAGTAAGTTCTTCTATAGAAGAAATGGATGAAGCAGGTAATGTATTTAACGGAGGACTTTATCAAGATCCTGTTGGAATTGCTCAAACAAACAGCGCCGCCACTCAAACAGATGGATCACTAGATTCAACATCAACGGGAGGAGGAGTTTCCTCTATTGCTAGCACTCCTATAAATTATGGAGAAGTTGAGCATCTTCCTTCTAACTCTCAAGAAGCTGTATTTACTGATATTATTTCTGAAGGCCCTATTTATGGGTTAGTAGATGGAGGAGCATCTGTATTCTTAAACGATGATCCGAGCCAGCTAACAAAACAAGCATTTATACAGGCATCAAAAACTCCTGTTACTTTTTCATTTACAAATGGAAACACTTCAGTAACAATAAATAAGAATAATTTCACTAAGCCAATTCAAGCGGATACAGACAATGGAAGCAAGTATCTAGTAGTAAGAGCTTTAGATACTGAAAGTGCTACAGTTGCGCTTTCAAGTCTATCAAATACTAAATCTGTAACTATTACAGCGAGTAATGCATTCTTTGCTTCTAGCTATGTATACAACCCAAATGATCCAAGTATTGTTCCTGTAATTCGTCTACTTGATTCAAACTCTACGACTGTTTTTCAAGGGTATGTACAAACATTTACTTCTAGCACTGTAGCTGTATGTACTCCTTTTTCCGGATCAGACTTAAATCCTGCATTAACAAGTGGAAACTATACGGTTGTTTTAGATGGTAAACTTCAAGTTGCTTCTGTAGCTGCAAATGAAGCATCTTTAACACTTTCATCTAACTTTACTGGTGCTACTGGAACCTACAAGTGTGATTTTGTAAGCACAGACTATGGTAAGACTTCTTTAGAAGATTCACTGTCTCAAGGTTCTAAATATGATAGCTTTGCTGTGCAATTTCGTACAGGACAACTTACTCAACCTTCATTTACAGAAGTTGGAAATACTGGACCTGGCGTAATAGCAATAACAAATACTCCTTCGAATACAAGTATAGATCTTACTTGTACAACTTATAATGATACTGCCTGTTCATTGGAAGATACTTCAAATGCTACGAGAGAGTATACGACAGGGGCCGCAGGCTTTAACTTAACTTCAGCTCAGATAGAGCAGGCAGATCAAATACGAGTTACTTTCTCGTATCCACAACTTTGGAATAGAAGTGAAAAAGGCGAGCAAACAGAAGCTACGGCCCGATATACAGCTTATATAGCAATTGAACAAAATGGATCTTTTGGAGGTTATCAAGAAATAACAGATACTTGGGAACATGAAGGAAGATCTAATGCTCCTCTTACTTTTAACCATGTTATAGATCTAAAGAAATATCAGCCTTTTACAGATTTTAAACTTAAGATTACTCGAACAACTTACAGTAATCTTGCTTATAATGCACAAACAAACACATGGAATCAAAACTATACAACTCAATCTGTAGGCAGTATTACTTCATTAAGCACAATTATAAAAGAAAATCTTACTTATCCTTTGACAGCGATGGCAAAGATACGACTAAACTCTAGAGATTTTCAACAGCTTCCTACTCGTACTTATCACTGTAAGGGGTTAAAAGTAAAAGTACCTTCCAACTATGTTACAAGAGAAGAAAGTACAGAAACAGATAATGCCCCGTCTTATAAAAGAAATGTAAGTAATGGTTCTATAGAAAGCACCTACCAAGACTGGGATGGAAACTTTCGTGCAGATAAAGTTTACACAAATAATCCTGCATGGGTTTTTTACGATATTCTTACAAATAATCGTTATGGGTTAGGAGAATGGTTAGCAGAAACTGATATAGATAAATATGCACTTTATAGAATTGGACGATACTGCGATGAAATGGTAGACAATGGCAACGGAGCTACAGAGCCTCGTTTTACTACCAATGTATATCTTACAAAAGCAACTGACGCCTATAAAGTTGTAAAAGACTTAGCTTCTATTTTTAGAAGTATGATTTACTGGCTTGATGGAGAAATTTATACCGTTGCAGATCAGCCAGGAGACCCTGTTTATAATTTCTCAAAAGCCAATGTTATAGAGGGGGCTTTCTCCTACGAAACTACAGGTAGCAAGACTCGTGCAAATCAAATAATTGTAACTTGGAATAATCCAGAAGCAAACTATAAACTTGAAAATCTTATAGTAGAAGATCGTCAAAATATAATAAAGACTGGCAGACTTATTTCTGAAAATGCAACAGCTTATGGGGCAACTTCAGAAGGCCAAGCTCTTCGTTACGGTCGATGGAAGTTATGGACTGCGGTAAATCAAACCGAAATTGTTAGTTTTAAGACTGCAATCAATGCGGCCTTTCTTGCGCCCGGAGATATAATTAATGTACAGGACTCTGACAGACATCCAGGCAACTTAAAGTATAGTGGACGAGTAAGTAATACTGGTACTCCAACAACTACTTCCATACCCTTAGATAGAAGTATAACTCTTAATTCTGGTTCTACTTATGAACTAAGTGTTACTTTTACAGATTCTGTGGCAACTCTTGCACAGGATTCTGCAACAATAGGTAGCACTTCTTATAGTAGAGGAGATATTATTGATATTTCTACTATTGATACTGATCCGGAAGCTTCAAATATTGTTGATGATAGTGGAAACTATGTAGATATTACTTGGAAACCTTATACAAATGTAGAAACTGGAACAGTTACTACTTCTGCAGGAACTGTCTCTTCTCTATCCGTTTCTTCTGCAAGTGCATTTACAGTTGCTCCAACTGCTGAAAGTTTATGGGTTTTGAAAGAAGCCATAAGCGGTGTAGAAGTAATTGGATCTAAGAAGATGTACAAAATTCTTAGTATCACAGAAGAAAGCAAGAATGAATATGGAATTACTGCGGTAGAGTTTTATAATGATAAGTATGCTTCTGTAGACGCTAATTTTACATTATCTACTACAGACCCACTTTTTTCTAATCCTGGAGCAACTGATGTAATACCTGCGCCTACAAATGCGTATGCTCACGTCAGTGATCTTAATTCAGGAATTTTTAATAATGATATAATTTTTTATTGGGATTCTCCTACATTCGCAGGTGACAATGTAAGTCCTGATTATAGATATGTAGATCATTATTTAGTTACTTCAAATATTCCAGGCCAGCCTGCCTCACTAAAGGTTGCAAAAGAACGAAGAAGCTTAATCGCATATGATCTACCTGTAGGAACTTTTACTATAGGAATTCAGACAGTTTCTATAAATGGAAAAATGTCTGAAAAAACAAAAGCTACTTTTACTATTGAAGATCCTGCTAGGCAAGCTGTACCGCGAGCATTTGGTATGGCTTTGGGAGCAACAGTTTCTTCTCCTGCTTTTATAACTTCTGCAGGAACTTTTACTTTTGAAGATAAGGCTTATGCTATCTCCCCCGCAGGAGATCCTCAGTTTGTTAAAGAATTTGATGGTAGTCCTGTAGCTGAGTATACTCAAGACTGTTCGAATATTGCTTCTGTAAACTTTTCGGCGATTGCGAATGAGATAGAGAAACAACTCTCTTCTCACTTTATAATGTTTGATGCAGATGCTTCTGATCCTCTCACTCTTATAAAATACTATAGAGACGACGACTTAGGATATGGATACTTTTACGATGCAGGAACAGGGAATACAACTCACACTAGCAACTGGGCAACTCTTGCAGGAACTGTAAGTGTTGCAGCAAACTCAAATAAAGTTGTAGGCTCTTCTACATCTTTTTCCAGTGAGTTAGCGGTAGGGGATATTATCAAGTTTAGCAGTACTCAAGCCGCTCGTGTTATTTATGTAGCGTCCGATACAGATGTAAGAATTGATAAGAGTTTTACTACTGCTATCTCTGCGGGGACAACCGCATACGAAAACTCTTTTAAGTTTGACAAAGATCAAGATGCAATAATCGCACAAATACGAAATGATGGTGGAACATTCAAATATTTTCCTGTAAGTCTCAGTATAAATCCTGACTTAGGAAAACTTCCACGAAGTGTAGTTCTTACTGTAGATCCTGTTTTTCTAAACTTTGATGGAAGCGGAACTCTTACAACAAGCTATACAAATTTAGTACTAAAAGCAACTGCTTTTGGGTATAAGAGTCCTGTATTTAAGTTTACAGGTGCAGGCTTTACAAACTCTGAAATATCTCAGTCTGCGGATTCAAGTTTTGCTGCGGGAGACACAACTTTTACTGCAACAAAGACTCTTGATAAAGTAAGCACATACTCATCTACTGATTTGGTATTTACTGTTACAGTTGCAGAAGAACTAGATGAAAGCAATACGAATAAACAAAGCACTACAAATATTACAATTCCTTTTGTACAAGACGGTGCAGGAGGAGCTGCAGGTAAGCTTGTTCGTTTAACTTCAGACGATTATTCTGTAGTTTATGAAACCGCGCAAAATGGAACTACGTCTAATCCTTCTCCGAGCGGTACGCTTACTTTTACCGCAACTGCTTTAAATTTTACAGATCCTTATTTTAAGTTTACAGGGGATGGAATTACGGATGAGACAAGCTACACAGACGGCACAGGAAACACAGATACTTTTACATATAGTATACCTTCAAGTACGACTGGTTGGGCAGGCAATCCTTTAACAATTCGTGTAGGAGTTGCAGAAGCTGCTGACTCTACGACAGAAGTAGCTTTTGATACAATTTCTATATTCTTTGTTGCTGAAGGAGCAGATGGTGCTGAAGGTATAGATGGGTATACTGTTATACTTACAAATGCTGCTCACTCTTTTACTGCAGATAACTCTGGAACTATAAGTAGCTACTCTGGGTCTGGAACAGACATAGAAGTTTACAAAGGCGGAACAGAGCTAGATAGTGTAACAGGCACTCCAGGAGCTGGAGAGTTTTCTGTAAGTGTAAGTGCTTCAAATATTACTGCAGGAACTACAAGCGTATCCGCAAATAAGTTCACCATTGGTGATCATAGTAATATGACTGCTGATACAGCAGTAATTACTTATACCCTAAATATAGAAAACAGTGTTACTGGCACACAAAAACAAACTTTCAGTAAGTCAAGTGCGGGAGCAACAGGTGCAACAGGAGCAACAGGTGCTACTGGTGCAACTGGAGATGATGGATTAAGAACAGCGCAAGGTTTTGTGTATAAAACAGAAACAGCAGGAGCAACAGCACCCGGCAAGCCATCAGGTACATGGAGCTTTACAAATAAAAATTTCTCTAGTCTCACTTCTGGATGGAGTGTTACTCCCCCGACTTATGATGCAAATGGAACATATGATTATTATTATTCCATTTTTAATGTAGAAGAGGATAGCTCTGGGTCTGGTAGCGGTACAGCAAGTTTTACTACACCAGATACAGGAATTAATTTTACTGGATTAGTTACTTTTACAGAAAGAACAGACTCTTCGGAAGGAGTAAACTTAAGCTATCAAGGAAGTAATTATACAACTATCTATGGCGGCAATATAGCTACTGGAACGGTCACTTTAGATAAGCTAGAGTCTAGTTCTACGGATTTTGGTGGGGGTAGTCATTCGTTTGGTTTAGCAACATCGGGTCTAGAAATTCAAGGTACTGCATACGATGCTACTGCAATATTTCAAACTGCTCATAATGCTAAATGTGCAGCACTTTTCTTAGAAAATACTGGAAATAATACGGATTCAGTGGGTTTAGGTGCTGCTACTATAAGTGGACAAGCAGGAGCCTTTGCATATGGAGATGATAATCAAGGATCAACTGTAAACGGAGTTCAACAGACTAGCTATAGCTCTCTGAGTTCAAGATTTGTAAGTATTGCTAATGCAACTAATCTTATAGAGGGCTCAGTTTCTGGATTTCAAAAATTTAGTATAAATGGTTCAGGAAATCTTCAACTAGATGGAACACTTGCAGTAGATGGAGGAAGTATCACCTCTTCTACGGGGTCTATTAGTTTTGGAAATGAAAACCTATCAACTACAGGTACTCTTGCTTCTGGAGCTTTAACAGTTACCGGAGCAATTACAGCAACTGGTGATGTTACCGCTTTCTATAGTTCTGACCGAAGAATGAAGGACAATATTACTCCAATTGAAAACTCACTTGAAAAAGTAACTCAACTAGGAGGATATGAGTTTGATTGGAATCATGTATCCCCATATGAAGGAATGCATGACATCGGTGTAATCGCACAAGAAGTATTAAAAGTCGCACCAGAAGCTGTAGCAAAACGAGAGAATGATATGCTTGCAGTTCGCTATGAAAAACTGGTACCGCTTTTGATTGAAGCAATTAAAGACTTGAAAGAAGAAGTAGAGGAACTAAAGCGTGGCTCTTCAAAGTAGTGGTGCAATAAGCCTTCAAGATCTCAAAACTGAATTTGGAGATACAGGATCTTCTTCTCTGAGCGAATTTTATAGAGGAGGAAGTCTTGTTCCAAATACAGGAACAAATGCGGCAGTTCCGACAAGCGGGCAGATAAGCCTTACTGATTTTTACGGAGCTGCAGCAACTGCTGAGTCTTGGCAGTGGGTACAAACTTATACTTCTATGAACGAGGGAGTTACTCGTACCTTTCAATTTGAAGATGTAAATGACATTATTACGAGTGGAAGTTTTAATTGGAGTATAAATGGAACTACAGCAGATTTTAATGCAGTAAGCGGAACAGGAACGATTTCTGCAACAAGTCAAGGCAGCTTCTCAGTTACAACAAAAAATGATGCTACTACAGAAGGAACAGAAAATTATACTCTTAGTGTAAGCTATGGAGGTAGTACGGTTCTTACTCAAGCATTTTCTGTATTGGATACTTCTCTTACTCCGGTTACAATTAATGTAGTAAGAAGCACAACATCTGTAAATGAAGGAAGCTCTTTTACTTTCTCTGCAAGTGCTTCAACTGCAATTACAGGCACTGTAAGTTTTAGCTTAGGAGGAACGGCAACAGGAGGAGGGGCAGACTATACTACAAGCGGTGCTTCAGGATCTTTTACATTTAGTAATAGTACAACATCTGACTCTGTAACAATAACAACTATTGAAGATGCTACTACAGAAGGAGCAGAAACAGTTTCTTGCATAATCAGTAGCCCCAGTGTTACCGGATTCGATCCAACTATTGGAACTGGAACACTGCCTGTTACAATTAATGATACTTCTGTTACTCCTTCATATGCTTTGACTCGTAGCGTATCTTCTGTAAATGAGGGAGGGTCTTTTACAATTACATTTACAACAAATCAAAGCGGGAGTTTTGCGTACACAATTACAGGAGTTAGTTCGGGGGATATTAACAGTGCTAGTTTAACAGGAAATGTAACAAATAATGATGTTCTCACTTTCAATGTTACCGAAGATGCTACTACAGAAGGAGCAGAAACATTTAATATAGCCTTAGATAATGGTCAGGCATCCACCAGTGTTACAATTAACGATACTTCTACAGATCCTACATTTCAGTTTAGTGCAGCTTCATACAATGTTACAGAAGGACAATCTTCTACAATTACCGTGAATACTACAAATGTATCAAACGGAACTACTTTGTATTGGAGACTTGCAAGCGATCCTGGAAATGATATTGCTACGGATAGTGGTAGTTTTACTATAAATAGCAACACTGGAACTTTTAGTGTTTCCGCTACTTTTGACTCAGCTTACACAGAATCTACAGAAACTCTTACTCTTCAATTAAGTAATCTAAGTGATTATTCAGTTATAAAAGATACTGCTGATCTAAATATTATAAATGTAGCAGGACCAAGCGTTACTACTGGAACTACTTCATATAAAACTGTTGCGGAACATATTACGTCAGGCGGTCCGGCTATCGCTAAAGCAGAAACATATCTTATTATTACAAGCTCTAGCTCTGGAATTACTGTAACTCTCGATGGTGAAGCTCCAAATGGAAGTTTTGGGTCTCTTACTACAAATAGTGGAAACTCAGTAGCAGCATATACTGTCTCAGCACCAGGAAGTAATTTAAGCTCTTATAGAGTAGTTGCTACAGGATCAACGGGCCCTACTAATAATGGAAATGGAGCATTTGATTCCGGTGTAGTGAATCCTTCTTCAGGGTATAGTGAGCTTACAAGCGGCACTAGCTATAGTGTAGGTACATCAAGAGCAAGTAATATATTTGTAGAAGCAGAAATGGGTATTGGAGGTACACCTTTAAGTGCCGAAATATTCTATGCTATTGATGCTGCATTTTATTTTACGGACAGTTTTGGTACAGAAAGCGGACCCTACAATTTTGATATTAGGGCCGATGCAAAGGCAACTAGATAATTATGCTAAATAACGAATATATAGTTTCTTTCAGCGCACATAAAGTTTCAGAAGATACTTTTAGAGTTTCTGCATTTAAGAATAATCCAGAATTTGTAGAGTATGAGTTTCAAACTTTTACAAGTACAGAAGATGACTATAGGAATGATGAAGCGGTTATGTCTTACCTAGAAGAATTGTATGAGCGATACGCTTACCCGTATACCACCTAAAAAATATTTCTTGACTAAGTATGTGTCATTTGCTATAATTTTACCATGGAGACGTTTACATGAGTGCTGGTACTTATAACATAACAATCGATCAGGGAACGGACTTTGTTTTAGACTTAGCAGTAAAAGAAGACAGTGCTGCTTTTGATTTAACAGGGTACTCAGCCCGTGCTCAGCTGCGCCGTACAAAGAATGATGAAACTGCTACAGCTACATTTACTTGTACTGTAGTGAGTGCTTCTGCAGGAACAATAAAAATGGAGCTTAGCAATTCAACTACTTCATCTATTTCTGAAGGCACTTATTATTACGATTTAGAAATTTATACTGCAGCAGATGCAACAGTAGAAAGAATTATTCAAGGCAGTGCCCAAGTTACACGGGAAGTAACTAGATAATGGCTTTTTCAGTGATAGTTACAGATAGAGGAAAAAGTAAAAATATAGATTTAACCTTTGCTATTCCTTCTACTTCTGACACTTCTACTTCTGCTGATATATCTATAACAGGTTCTGGAGGAGTGCCCTCTGGAACACTACAATATGTGCTACAGCATTTAGCTGATCAAGATTTTAGATCTACAGGTACTCCGACAGGCGATAATATTGCAGAAGGGGATACTTGGTATGATACGGACAACGATCAACATTATGTGTACAGAGAAACAAGTTCTGGAGTATTTCAATGGGTTCCTATAATATTAGGAGACACCGATAGCGATACTTTAGATTCAGGAACTTTTTAATGGCTATAACTTCTGTAGTAATTAGTGATCCTACTCGTTCAGTAGAAATTACTGATAGAACCAGAGATGTTACAGTTTCTACTGTAGCACTTCCTTCTACGTCTACAGTAAATGCTTCGAATATAAGCGTAACTCCGTATAATACGATTACGGCTACAGACTTAGAAGCAGCGCTGCAACAGCTAGCAGACCAAGATTTTAGAGGTACTTCGACTCCAACAGGAGACAATATACAAGAGGGAGATACTTGGTATGATACAGATGATGATCAAATGTATGTTTATCGAGAAACAAGCCCTAGCACATTTCAATGGGTTCCAATTATATTAGGAACCGCAGGTGAAGATTCCGACACATTAGATGCGGGAGCTTTTTAGGAGATACTAAATGACAGCTACTATGAAAATAAAAAGGAGTACTACTACAGCATCTCCTACTTCTCTCGCTAATGGAGAACTAGCGTATTCTGCTAATAGTAATAAACTTTTTATAGGTCGTCCAGGCGGAACCAGTGGGGATATTGATGCAGTTGGTGGTAAAGTATATGTAGATATGCTTGATCATACTGCAGGCGCTCTTACTGCTAGTAGTGCTCTTGTAGTTGATGCAAGCAGCAAGATTGATAATTTTAATGTAGATAATTTGAATTTTAATGGAAATACAATTATTTCTACAGATACGAATGGAAATATCAATATTACTCCTAATGGTACAGGGGATCTTGTACTTGATGGACAAAACTGGCCTCAAGCAGACGGGGGTGCTGATGAGTATCTAAAGACTAATGGCTCTGGTCAACTGTCGTGGGCATCAATTCCTTCTGGTAGTTTTACAATATCAGACGGATCTACTACAGATACTTTTACTACTGGACAAACTCTTACTTTTAATGGTGGTACAGACATTACCACTACTGTATCAGATAATCAAGTTTCTATTGCTTACTCTGGTAATACTCCTGCAATTTATGATAATTCAGGTACTCCTGCTCTTTATAGTGGAATTACAGCAGCAGAAGTTCGTACTCTTATAGGAGTTGATGCTTCAGGCACTGATAATTCTACAGCAGTAACACTCAACGCTTCCGTAACAGATATTCTAAGTCTTTCTACTCAAGAAATTAATGGGGTAGATGCGGGATCCGCAGATGCAGTTATTGGATGGGATGATAGTGCAGGAAAACTTACTTATTTATCCGCTGCAGATGTTCGTACAGCAATCAGTGTAGATGCTGCGGGAACAGACAATTCAACCAATGTTACTCTCGCAGGCTCTTACGATTATCTAACTCTTAGCGGTCAAGAAATTACTTTAGCACAAATTGACCTCACTACAGATGTAACTGGAGCCCTTCCAAATGCAAATCTTGCAAATAGTGCTGTAACTGTTGGATCTACCTCTATCTCTCTTGGAGCAGCTTCTACTACTCTCGCAGGACTTACTGCAGTAACTGTAGATAATGTACAAGTTGGAGTTGGAGGCACAAATGAAATTGATACTTCTAGTGGAAATCTTACTCTTGATTCTGCCGGAGGAACGGTTGAAGTAGATGACAACCTGACTGTTTCAGGCAACTTAACTGTAAATGGTACAACAACTACGGTTAACTCTACTACTGTAACTGTGGACGACCCTATCTTTACTCTTGGAGGAGACACAGCTCCAGGTTCTGATGATAATAAGGATAGAGGTATTGAATTTAGATACCATACAGGTTCAGCAGCTAAAGTAGGTTTCTTTGGTTATGATGATTCCACTGGTAAATTTACTTTTATTCCTGATGCAACAAATTCGTCTGAAGTATTTTCAGGAACAAAAGGCGATTTAGATATAAACGGACTAACTCTTGCAGGCTCAATTACTGCAATTGATGGTTCTGCACCAACTGCAGGACAGCTACTTATAGGTCACGGAACCAACGGAGATATGGCTCTTGCTACCCTAACAGCAGGTGAAGCAATGAGTATTACAAACGGCGATGGTGCGATTACTCTCGCTGTAGAAGACGCTACTTCTTCTAATAAAGGTGTTGCATCTTTTGATTCAACAGAATTTACAGTATCAAGTGGAGCAGTAAGCCTGGCTACTATAGATGGAGGCACTTACTAAGACACTTTTTTAATAACTCCTGCGTATATACGCTATTTCTAGGAGAGCCACATGGCGCAAACAGTAAAATTAAAACGCTCTGCAACTGAGGGTGCTGCCCCCTCAACGTCTGATTTGGCGTTGGGGGAAGTTGCCATCAATACCTATGATGGTAAAGTTTACATTAAGAAAAACGACGGATCTGACTCTATTGTTGAAGTAGGAGGTGCTGCTAGCGGTGCATATACTAAGTATGCTTATACTGCTACTTCTTCTCAAACTACTTTTTCTGTATCTTATGCTGTAGGCTTTGTAGATGTATGGTTAAATGGTGTAAAACTTGACACCTCTGACTTTACAGCTACAAATACTACTTCTATTGTATTAGCAAGCGCAGCAACTTCAGGAGATCTTTTTGAAGCAATTGCTTGGAATATTGCAGACATCCAACAAAATGCCTATACTAAATATTCTTATACAGCCACGTCGGGCCAGACAACTTTTACTGCTACTTACACTCAAGGGTATGTAAATGTATACCTAAATGGTATATTACTGATAGACTCTACAGAATATACTGCTACAAACGGAACTTCTATAGTGCTGGCTTCAGGAGCAACTACGGGAGATTCTGTAGTTATAGAAGCTTTTACCACTTTTTCAGCTGCCGACCCTCAACTTGTTGATATAGCAGGCTTAACTCCAAGCGATGGAGGTTTTATTGTTGGAGATGGTAGTAATTTTGTCCTTGAATCTGGCGCTACGGCGATAGCTTCGCTTGGCATAACAAGCACAGCGGCTGAATTAAATTTATTAGATGGAGTAACTGCTACTACAGCAGAAATTAATTACCTTGATGGTGTTACGTCAAATATCCAGACACAATTTGATAGTATTTCTGGAACTCCGTTAGTCCAAAGTTTTACAGCGAATGGAGCAATTGCAAGCGGTAAGCCAGTAATTTTAGAAACTGCTGGGACGGTTGCTGAAGTAGCAGAAACAGCTATCAGTCCAGATGCGCCAATAGGCTCAACAACTTTGGTTGATGGTAATAATACAGAGTACATAAATTTTGCAGCAGACCCTCATAACGAAAATAGATGGGTAGCCGTATATGCTGATGATATAGGTAACAAAGATGCCTTTATGAAGGTGTTTACTCGCTCTGGAACTACAATTACCCAATCTTCTGCCATATCTTTACTTACTGGAGGCACATCAAACAGGGAAATTAATGTTTGCTTTGATAAAGCTCAGGCAAATGTTGTTTTATTAATGTACAACAATAATAGTAACGATGGTGCTGTCCGTGTTGCAACAATATCAGGAAGTGCGGGAAGTGAAAGCGTTAGTCTTGGGTCAGAAACATCTTTTTATACATCCCAGCCTATATTCACATCTAGCGGTAGAGGGGCTATAAGTTTAATAAACCTTGATACGAGCGGAACATTTTTAGGTATGTGGACAGACGCAAACGCTGCAAATAACACGCTTAAAGGTCGCGTTTTTCAAGTAAGCGGAACATCTGTTACGGCAGGAGGCTCAACTACTAATTTAGCAACAGATTCCAGCGGATACGGTGATGACACACATGCAATAAGAGAACATTACTCAGACACCACAAAAGCATATCTTGCTTACAGAGACACAGGTGCTGCACTAGCAATGAAAGTGTTAACTGTATCAGGAACTAGCATTAGCGTTGGCACAAAGTATGGAAGCTCTACTGATGTAGCAGGAGGTGGTGTATCTATTAGCCCTATATCATCGTCAAAAATAATTGTTTCTTCTGTCAAAAACAGCGGGAATTACCCATCGTATCACGTTGTGACAGATAGCAGCGGAACATTGTCATACGGTACATATACAACTATTTCTAGCGTTAGCGCACAAACAGTTGTTGGGTTGAACAATACAAATAACAACGCGCTGGTTTTTCCAGTTTATTATGCTTACAACGGCGGTTCTGGAGTTAGACCATTTGTAAAAATACTTACGTCAAATTCAGACGGTTCTACAATATCTTTAAGCTCGGAAGACGAAATTGACACTAGTAACACTATTGCTGCGTCTTGGAGTAATGTCGCGTTACAAGAAGACGAGGCTGGTCACTATATGTGGATAGGTGAAATTAGCAGTGACCTGTACTTTATATTAGGAAAGGCTGGCGGTAGCTCTACTAATTTAACGTCTACGAACTATATAGGTGTCGCTGAGGCAGCTATATCAGATACTGCGTCAGGCAATATTATGCTGCGAGGCGGTGTATCAGAAAAGGTGTCTAGTCTTACTGCTGGCTCTACTTATTATGTTCAAACAGACGGCACGTTTGCTACATCAGCAGGTTCCCCAAGCGTAGAAGCGGGTAAAGCATTATCAGCAACCAAACTTTTACTTAAAGGCTTGTAAATGAAAACTATTATAGATAACGCAACAAATACATCACGTTACTTGTTAGCTGATGATAAACAGGTATTTTTAACACCGACAAAAATAGAAGTTGGTGACCCGCCAAATCTTGACTTTATTATTCTTGATTTGAATAGCAACAACGCTTCTGTAATAGAAAATGTTACTGAGCCTGTCGATGCTGAGGGCAACAGTCTTTGGTTTGGGTGCAAATACTTTTGTTCCGCTGACGGAACTTGGACAGAAGATACAAACTGGGTGGACCCCAGAGTGCCCGGAGAATAAGATGAGTAAAGCAAGAGATTTAGCAGATATTTTAGCTTCTGGTAGTATTTTGTCAGATGGGGTTATTTCTACAACTGAAATAGACGGCATAACTGCGACTGCTGCTGAACTTAATAAGTTAGACGGAGTTACCGCGACCACAGCAGAGCTTAACTATGTAGATGGCGTTACTTCATCAATACAAACACAACTTGATGCAAAAGGTGCAGGTACCGTTACTTCTGTCGGAGGCACAGGATCAGTACAGGGCTTAACTCTTTCTGGCACTGTAACTAGCTCTGGCAACCTGACTCTTGGCGGCTCTTTATCTGATGTAAACCTGACTTCTCAAGTTACTGGCACTCTTCCTGTCTCTAGTGGCGGTACAGGCTCCACGTCACTGACAGCTAATAACGTGATTCTTGGAAATGGCACAAGCGCAGTGCAAGCTGTAGCGCCGGGCACATCAGGCAATATTCTAACTTCCAATGGTTCAACTTGGCAGTCTACTGCTCCAGCTGGAGGTGGTGGTAATTGGGAACATTCATTAACAACTACTGCTTCAGATGTTACAAGTGTTTCGTTCACATTATCTGGAGGATCATTATACGCTGTCGTAGTTAAAGATATGCGTGGGGAACATAGTGGATTTGGTAATCTTTCTGTCAAGTTTGGCAATTTGACGTCTAGCCTTTACGGTTATAGTTATACGACCTCTACAGGCGGGTTGGAAGCAGCTCAAAATAACCAAGCCCAGTCTAGACTTGCCACTGGTAGAGTTGGATCAGACAGCAGTTCAATGTATGGGCACTTAAATGGAATAGTTTATATTAACCCGGGAGGAGGTAGTCAATTTCCAGCAATGTGGTACAACGGCAGTATGATGAACCAAGATCAGAGAGCTCAAAACGTCAGTGGTGCGGGTAGCTACGCTAGCGATAGTTCTACCGGTACCAGTGCTGTCTTGTTCAATAGCGCAGGTAATATATCTGGAACTTTTATTTTTTACAAAATTACAGTATAGGAAATAACTTATGAGTGAAACATTAACCAAAATGGTTGACGGAGTGGTTGTACCATTAACTGTAGAAGAAAATGCGCAACTTCAAACTGAACGATCTGAGTGGGAAGAAGGTGCTGATGCTCGTGCTGCCCAAGAGGTTAGGATCAAGCGAAATGCTCTATTAGCTAATACTGACTGGTATGGAATGTCAGACGTTACGATGCCTTCTGAAATAGCCAGTTACCGTCAAGCACTACGGGACATTCCTTCACAAGAAGGATTCCCA